GTGTAGGTATTCTCTTATCAAACTTTTCATCCTTCAACGCTAAACTTGTGAACATCTTAGTGATAAAAGGTGTGGAACGCAGGTCGCATTGAACAACGTGCTGTAATGCAGTATAGTAATCCAAAGCATTTACTTTTGAGTCAAGTCTAGGTAGTAATCTTACGTCTTGTCTACAATAATGTACATACAAAGGTAAGTCTGAATAGTAAGTGTCGTGTCCATCGGGCAACTCTACTTTCTTTTCCCCTAAAACCTCACTAGCAACATCATCCAATTTGTAAGAAGGTAATTTACCGTTTTTCAATTCCCATATTTTAGAGAATGCTATCATCAAATCTATACAGTTTCTACCTACTATTGGTTGTTCCCAATCACCAAACTTATATCTAATTCTTCTCATAGGGGATAGTGTAGCGGGGTTAAGACCACAAGCCCTGCTTCTCTCTACTATCGTTCTAATATCAGCCCCTACGACATACCAACCTGTGATAATATCGGGGTCTTGCTTCTTCATGTGTCGCAAGAAATGAATAAGCATATCCCTTTCACTACCAAATCCGAGTGCAGGGGTAGGGTATTCGTAATCACCGTATGTATCGAACCTTTTAGGCTCGCCATCAGCCAAACCTTCTTCTTTGATAGAAGGGCATACAAACCATACATATTCATTTTCGGTAAAATTATCATAAACTACTATCACCCTCATTTGGTTTGTTGCGGGCGACCATTCACAATCAAGATACCAAGTCCTATGTTTATAATTCTCAAAGGGTTCGTTATCTTTTTCTTTTAGCCTATCTATAAGTACACGATTAACATAAGGTACATTTGCTTCCCATGTTGTCCCGTAATAAGATAGATTCCTTAACTCCGAGTTATGCGAAACAACAATCTTAGTTAAATCTTCCCCATAAAGACCTGTATAACCATCTTCTTTTCTTATACAATCTTCTACATAAGGGGCATTATCAGTCTCAATAAAACAGTACGGATAGTGGCCTTTGATTGACTCGGTTTTTCTATTTCCCTGTGCATCTCTATACCTCACTAGGACTTCTCTACCGTTGCCTTGCTCTACTATCATAACTATTCCACCTAATCTTACGGTTATAATCTTTTAATTCCATCCAACATTTCTTGTGTAGTCTACGTGTACCCCAATCATTGTGTGTAGCCTTCCCATTTTTACGGGAAGTACCGATAGGCACTAAAGGTTTACCACAATGTTCGCAATTACTCATTATTTCTACCCCTACTTCTCGTAGGTATATCGTATTTATTTAGCCATTGGTTAATAGCGGCAGGTGTAATACCGAATTGGTCTGCTATATCAGCCATGCTTCTTTCTCTATCTATGTATTCTTTATTCAACCATATTTCATCACGGTATAATGGGTCTAATTCCTGTCTAACCTTTACAGATACAACATAATTCTCACCATTTTTACCCCTAAAATTAAAAGCGGAAAGACCGCCCGATTCTGCTTCGGGTGTAGGTATTACTAATTCGTGTATAACATAGTATTTTGGGTAATCTATATTCTTTTCAATCGGGTGTGCTTGTACATTTGTGTTCATCATCATATATATTCATCTCCTAGTAGTGCTGATTGGAAAATAAAGTCGCCATCACCTAAAGTTATAAGTAATTTAACTCCTTGTTCCCATTGTGTGAAATCAAAAAAGTATAAGTTTATTTTACCGTTAATGTTAGCAAATAGATTGTTGAATCCACCTTGATAGGTAGCCATAAAAGGCCATTGAGTACTTCTCCTATCTAACTCATATTCTGTTCTACCTTTTAATTCCTTACCAACGACAACACTAAGTCCGTTTTCATCTCCCTTAAAAGTGAATGTGTTTAATTTTTGTCCGTTCATTTCATCACATCTAACTGCTTCAAATAAACGTACTGCATCTACCGATTCCCAAGAACAAGCAGGTTGTAAGATACTACCATCATTCATAGTATATCCTATTTCATTACCTACATTTAGTTTTGCGGCAAATGTTATTGATGTATTAGACCACTCATTTAATGTGGTAGGACTATGTGGGAAAGCCAAAGCATTCTCGGAAGCAGTAAGCGTTGTTTGCTTATACATAGACTTTAGTTTTAACTTATCATTATCATAAGTTAAAGTCAAAGCATTTCCGTGATACTTTAGTATTCCCAACATAGTCTCTATGTCGCTAACAGGTATTTTGGTTTCTCCTGTAGACGGTATCGAGAAAATACCTACAGATGATACACCATCTTTAGTGAGAGAACAAGTAGACATTCTACCACCTACGGCATTCAACATACAAGCCGAAACTTGTGGTATATTTTTACCGGAAATGGTTTGTCTACGTTGTGTACACTTTAGCAACCATATCAATGATTGTGTATCTACGATAGATTGCATATTATCGCCTCACTCATTTAAGAAAGGTAGTCCTGTCCACTCTACCTTCCCGCTTTTCACCGTCAAAATAGTATGTGTTGTACCTACATACTCCATGTTCTTACCTTTCATTTCCTCAATAGTACCTTTGATAGCCCACTCACCATCGGCTAAGGTTTTATCACCCTTAACACCTGCGGCTACGTCTGCCTTTTTCATGTATCTATTTAGGAAAATCTGTTGCGAAAACTTACGCATAGTACCTTTGTCCCAATCGGGTCTATCACCGACTGTCATTAGTACTTTCTTACCTGTGCCGTCATCCATATACTGCTGTACAGGTTTTAGGTGGAAGGTAAAGAATACTTTAGGTACAGGCAAAGCGTGAATCCTAGTTAGAACATTTCTGTTCATACGATTACGTTCTCGCCATTCTTTTTGGTTAAAAGTACCATCTTCTGTTTCAATGATACCACGACTTAGTAATGACGCTCTCATAGCGTGTTCACACCACTTTAGGAATGTCGAACCGCCATCGAATACTACACCCGCCCAATCATCGGGGTTTGCTGCTACCTCTTCTGCTAGAATATTAACAAACCAATTAGTCTTATCTACTAATGCTTTGTAATCTACATTGTTTTCTGCATCAAAGATAGAGTCATCTGTTTCATCGTGTAGTGGTATTACCATAATGTTTTCTGCATCGGGATAGATATAATCTACGGTAGATTTTGCTGAATTATCTACATCAAATACTGCTACCTTTTTACCTGCTTTAATTTCTGCATCCATCATAGATAATGCTAGTCCTGTCTTAGCGGTGTTTTCCCAACCTACCAATCCCATACGCAAATCAACTGATTGTGATTTGTTGTTCTTGAAGATATTACGGTAGTATTCTTCGTTATACACCACTCCTTGTGGTGCTTCTGTCGTCTTAGTTATTTGTGGTGCTTGCGTTCCCCATGTCATATTAATACCTCATTTTCTTACGGTTATATAGTTTACTCCTGTGGTGCGATTATAGCACAATCAGTAGTAAGTAGTAGTATAGCGATAGAGAAAGCGGATTCAACAGCGTTGATACTTACACCAACAGGGTCAATAATACCACTTCTTCTTAAGTTTCCATATTTTCTTGAAACTGCGTTATAACCTTCGCCTTTTGATTTAGCGTAAGCAAGATTTGAAGTAGGCTGACCGCTATTAGATAAAATCTGTTTGATAGGTGCTAGGATTGCATCAAAGTACTTTGCGCCATCTATCTCATCAACAGTCCCATGAGTTTTCCACCAAATATCCTTAAGTGCTACACCACCACCACTTACTATCCCTTGCTTTCTAGCAAGAGTAGCGGCATTGACAGCATCGTCTACACGTTCTCTACGTTCCCTTTGTTCTATGTCGGTAATTCCACCTACCTTGATAGATGCAATACCCGAAGTGAGCCTAGCGATTCTATTCTCAACTATCTCACGCTCAAAATCAGTTTCTACTTGAGTTAGTATTGTGGTAAGATTATCTATGTAATCCTCATCCACACCATCCTTAATGAAAGTAGATGTAGTAGGAGTTATCTCTACTTTATCACACATACCTAACTCATGTTCTTTTACCTTAATAATACTGTCAAACGAGTTGAATACTTTACCACCACATTTTGCTTCTATATCTTGAAGCCAATGGTCTTGTGTATCACCGAAACCTGCTGTCTTAATTATACAGACATTTAGTTTCCCCTGCATAATATTAACAAGTAAGTTAGGTAGTATGCTTGGGTTGTAATCGTGGCAAACTATCACCAAAGGTTTACCTGCTTTCATAGATAATTCTAGTGCAGGTACTATGTGGTTAAAGGTATCTATTTTCTCTTGCGTTAAAAGTATAGAGGCATTATCATAAATACACTTCTCTCTATCTGCATTAGCCATGAGTTTGTTTACATACCCACTATCCATAACAAGACCTTCTGTTAAAGACCATGTGGTACTGTTATCAGAATTACTTTCTATTATCACATTACCTTCTTCACCTACAGCCAAAAGTGCTTGGTGTATCAACCTACCTAATTCTACATCATTATTAGATGCGACAATACATACATCTAGTAAGTCATCGTCATTAACATCAGTAGCCATGTCTTTTAATTCATCTACTATAAACTTACACATATTACTAAGAGTTTCTTTTATCTTAATATTATCTGTATCATCATCAGCCATTGTATTACATAATGCCTGTGCTAAGATAGTAGCAGTAGTAGTACCATCTCCCGATTTACTTTGTGCTTCGTGAGCCACTTCTTGCATGAGATTAATTCCCATCTGAATATAAGGGTCGGGGTCGGTAATAGACTTAGTGATAGATACACCATCATTAAGAATTAAGGGTAGTCCCGCAGGGTTCTGTATTATTACTGTACCTGCATTTGCGCCTAGTGTGCCTTTGATTGCATCAGCGACTTTGTTTACCCCTAAGAGTAATTTGTCTCTTGCATCTTCTCCATGTAATATATTTTCCATATTTATACCTCAATAATATCCTAGTATGTGTTCCCAATGTATAGCACTAACTTCATTGTCAAAAGGAATAACCTTTGTCTCATCCACCATGACGGAATAGCCCTCTTCTATTACAAGAGGTACTAAACCGCCTACGGATAGGACTTGTAGATGGCCTTCAAGAATGAGTCCACCGACAGTTTCCTGTATGGTGTTATGGAGAAAGACGTAATGACCTAAAGCCTTCACTCATCCCACCCATCGTTAGTAGAAACTACTTCATCCATGACTGCTATTTTGTCAAAGGCATACCAACCGGAGATAGACATTCTATCTTCTCCTTCTTTTGTTCGCCATGCCTGTCCATGAAGTAGTACTTTAGTACCAACAGCGAAGTCCACAAGTGAATCTTGTTCACTTGGAATGTAAACATCTACGGTGGCTGCCGTAGAAGCAATATCTAAATCAGCACATACTAAAACATATCC